TTTTTAGCAAGTAGAACATTTAGTATTGAGGAAGTTGCGAGAATATTTAATATTCCTCCCCATATGCTGAAAGATTTAAGCAAATCAAGTTTCAACAATATTGAAATGCAATCACAGGAATTTGTTACATATACATTAATGCCATACTTAACAAGAATTGAGCAGGAAATGAATTTAAAACTATTCAGAACAAACGAAATTGATAAAACAATAGTTGAGTTCAATGTGAATGGTTTATTAAGAGGAAACACAAAAGACAGGAGCGAATTTTACAGAACAATGCTAAACATTGGAGCAATGAGCATTAATGAAATCCGAAACAAAGAAAATATGAATAAAATTGATGGTGGGGATAAACATTTCATGCAATTGAATATGACAACCATTGAAAAGATTGGAGAGGATGGACAAGATTAAAAACATTTGGGACAAAAAATATAATAAGATTATGGAAAAACGATTATTTGAAATAGAAACAAGAATGGAGGAGGGCGAAACAGTAAAAGTTGTTGGCCATGCATCTGTTTATAATACAATGAGTGAAGATTTGGGAGGTTTTAGAGAAATCATTGCACCTGGAGCATTTGATGATGTTTTGGAAAATGATGTGAGAGCATTAATAAACCATGATGGAAATCTTATTTTGGCTAGAACAACAAGCGGAACACTAGCATTGTCAACTGATGAAAAGGGTTTAAGATATGAATTTGAAATGCCTGGAACATCTTATGGTAAAGATTTAACGGTTTCAATGAAAAGAGGCGACATAACACAAAGTTCATTTGCATTTACTGTTGCTGATGATAGTTGGGAAACAAGAGATGGAGTGGATGTTAGAACAATCACAAAAGTAAAAAGATTATTTGATGTTTCTCCTGTTACTTATCCCGCTTACCCTGATGCTGATAATTTAGTTATTGCACAAAGAGGATTAAGTGTTTACAAAGAAAAACAAGAAAGAGAAAAAGAGGAATTGGATTTGGTTAAGCGTTCAATCCTTAATTTAAAGATTGAGTTACAAAAGAGAAAATAAAATTAATAATAAAAAAGAAAGCAGAATGAAAAATTCAAAAGAATTAAAAGAAATGCGTTCAGATATTATCGGAAAATTAGAGGAAATAAAACTAATTGCAGAAAATGAAGAGCGTGATTTAACAACTGAGGAAAACACATCAGTTGATGAGTTATTAACAGATGCAGACAATATGGATGCAAAAATTGAAAGAGCAGAAAAAATGGAAAAAGAAATAAGATTGGCAGCATCAACAGTTGGAACAACAGTTGCAAAGCCAGAGGTGAAAGAAGTTAGAGAGTGGAGTTTATTCAAAGCAGTAAACGAAATGAGAAATGGCGGGACACTAACAGGAGTTGAGGCAGAAATGCACCAAGAGGCAGAAAGAGAAAACAGAGGAGCATTAAATGGAATTGGGATGCCATCATTTATGACTGAGAAAAGAACAATTGATCAGGGATCATCAGCAATTGCACCATCAGTTACAGGAGCATATGCAGATGCATTAATTCAAAGTGGGGTTTATTCTCAAGTTGGATTGAATGATTTAGGAAACATGGCAGCAGATACGGTTATTCCTGTAACAGGAAAATCAACAGCAGCATGGGCAGCAGAAAATGCAACAGTTTCAGATACAGGAGCAGATTTTAGTAAGGTAACATTAACTCCAAACAGATTATCAGCAGTTGCAAATGTTTCAAATGTTATTTTAGCACAAAATGGAGGAGCAGAAGCAGCAATCATGGCACAATTAGGGCAACAAGTTGCATCTAAAATTGATGCGGCAATGTTTGGTTCATCAGATGTAACATCAGCACCAGGATGTATTGCAGGAACAAGTGGAGTTTTAACATTTACTGAGGCAGGTTCAGCAGATTTAGCAGGGGATGCATTAACAGCAATCCAAACTATTGCAGATGATCACGGTTTAGGTGGAAATTTAGGGTTTGTTTACAATTGGGCAGCTTATAATGGTTTAATGACAGATGCACAAGTAGCATCAGTTAAAGCGGCAATTGAAAACGAATTATTATTAGGAAGACCAGTTCACTTTTCAAATGCACCAGCATCAGTTGCAGGAACATCAGCAGATGGAATATTTGGAGATTTTGACAGAGTTTATTTTGCAACATTTGGGCCAACATCAATTACAGTTGATCCATACACAAATGCAATGAATAATGAGGTGAGATTAGTTCTAAACAACCATTACGGTTGGGGAGTTGCTGATGGAGCATCATTTGTTAAATTTACATCATTAATATAAATTAATTGATTGAGAGGGGTTGGTTTTAATCGGCCAATCCCTTTTTTTTTAAACCATTTCAATGAGAGCATTTAAAGTAATAACAGCAGCGAGTTCGCAAGTTTTAACAACAGCAGAAGTTAAAGAACATCTGAAAGTTGATACAACAGCGGATGACACATTGATTGACAATTTAATTTTGGCAGCAACAAGTAGTTGCCAAGAATATACAAACAGATTTTTTATTACTACTGAAATAACACAATATGGAGATAATTGGAGTGATGTTTCAGAATTATTTAAAAGTCCCGTTCAAACAGCATTGTTTAATGTTAAATATTGGGACACAGCGGGAATATTGCAAACTTTAGGAACAACAAAATACACATTGGACAATGTATCGCAACCTGCAAGATTAGTTCCATCACCTGATGAAAGTTGGCCATCAATTATTGATGGTTTAAATGCTATTGAGATAAATTATAAGGTTGGAGTTGATAGTGCAGATGATGTTGATAATGCTATAAAGCAGGCGTTATTATTAACGATTGGGCATTGGTATCAGAACAGGGAGGCGGTTATTGTAGGGAGGCAAGTAAATGAAATGCCAATGAGTGCAAAATATTTGTTGGATCAATATAAAATCCAAGTAATAAGATAATGCAAATTGGCGATTTAGATAGGAGAATCAGAATTGAAGTTCCAACTAGAACAGCAAACAGTTATGGTGAGGAAACTTTAAGTTGGGCTGCATATCGTAATGTTTGGGCAAAAATGGAATGGAAAGGAGGAAGTGAGAAAGAGGAAACGCAAAGAATTACAGCAACATCAAAATTAGTTTTTACAATTAGAAATTTAGATATTAGCATAAACGAACAAAACAGAATAAATTATGATGGCAAGTTTTATTATATTAAAGTAATTAATGAGATTGAGGGGAGAGAAAGTTTTTTGGAATTAGAAACAGAACAAAAAGATTAAATGGCACAACCAGCAATTTCAGTTAAAATTGATCCAGGAAATTTGAGAGCGATTGATAAGATGTTTAAACAATTGCCAAAACAAGTTGATAAAAATAAAGTTTGGGTTAAGTTTTGGCGTGAAAATTCCAAGCCATTAGTAAGGGCAGCAAAGGCAAATGCACAGGCATTAGGAGGAACAGGACAGTTAGCAAAGAGTGTTGGGTTTTTTACAACAAAAAGCAGCCGAAAATATAATGGCGGTTATGTTGGGCCAAAGGTAAAGGGAGCATTTAGAAGTAAAGAAAAGAGTGGATATTATGGTGCGTGGGTTGAATATGGAGGGGATGTTAATTTTGGGAGGAAAGGAAAAGGAAAGGATCAACCATGGATGGCAGATGCATGGAGTTCAGCACATCAGCAATGTGTAAGTAATGGAATGAGGGATGCCGAAAAGATATTTGTAAAAGCAGTTAAAATACATGAAAAGAGATTGGCAAAATATGGGACTTTAGGATATTAAAATGAAAAGTGGATTAGCTATATATGATATTTTAAGCAATGATTCTGATGTTTCAGCATTAGTTGCTACAAGAATATTCCCAAATGTTGCCAAAAATGGAACGGAATTCCCGTTTATTATTTATGATGTTGAATCAGAAAGCCCAACAGACACAAAGGATGGGGTTTCAACATTAGACATTGACAATGTGATGGTTTCAGTTTACTCAAAAACATATTCTGAGGCATCAGATTTGGCAAGAAAAATAAGAACGGCATTAGATAGAAAAATAGGAAGTTATGGAGGAATTGATGTTCAATCAATAACATATGATGGCTATAATGATACTTTTGATGACAATACAAGTGATGAGGGCGTTTATCGTAAAGCATTAGATTTTAGAATTAGAATCATTAATATTATTGAAACTGTTTGGGCAAACACATATTCATTAGAATTTGATGGAGTGGATGATTATTTGAATTTGGGAGATAGTAACGATTTTTCATTTGGGGATGGTTCAACAGATAGTGCATTTAGTGTTTCATTATGGGCAAAAATAAATGAGGGATCACAAACAGCATTATTTGCTAAATCGGCAACAAATAAAGAATTTCATGCTATAACTAATTTTTCTGATTTATTAAGAATAAGATTATATGACAACAGCACAGGAGGTTATATTCAAAGCCAAACAGATGCAGCAGTAAGTGAAAGCGGATGGAGAAACTACATATTTACTTATAATGGAGGGGGGAGCCATACGGGGTTAAACATTTATATCAATGGGAGTAATATTGCACAAACCAAGTCCTATAGTGGGAGTTACACATCAATGGAAAACACAGCAACAGATTTAAGAATTGGATCATCCGAACAAAACAGTTTTTATTTAGATGGAAATATTGATGAGTTTGCGTTATTTAATATTGAATTATCATCAGTACAAGCAACAGCAATTTATAATAGTGGAGTGCCAAATGATTTGTCAGCACACACAGGATTGAAAGGATTATGGAGAATGGGAGATCCAACAGGAACAGGGGTTTATCCTACAATTACAGATGATAGTTTATATTCAAACAATGGAACAATGACAAATATGACAAGTGGCGACATAACAACATCAACTCCATAATGAATAAAAACTACACATATATTATTATTCCATCAACTGATTTGGATTACATTAATTTCAACCAAACAATTGAGAGTAAAAATAGTTTAAGATACAATGTAGAAAAAACAGAATTTATTATTAAATTTAAAGGAGTTATGCCATTATATTTAAAAGAATATAAAAAATATTCACATTCTGAAATTTTAGAATTAACAAGAAATCCTGGAAATGGATGGATAAAAATAGAAATATGAGATATATATTAAAAAATAATTGGATTTCACCAAGTGGAAAGGAGTTCAAAAAAGGACAAATTATGGATTTAACACAGGAGTTAATTGATGTGTTGGAATCTGTTAAAAAGGAAGATAAAAAGGAAGTTAAAAAGGAAAATAAAATTAATAATAAAAAAAAATAAAATAAAATGGCAGCACCAACAGGCGTTCTTAACGGAACAGAAATAAAAATTTATGTAGCAGGCACATTAGTTGCTTATGCTACAACAGGATCAATCAACATTAATCATTCATTACGAGAAATCACATCAAAAGACAGTGGTGCATGGAAAGAGCAAATGGAGGGATTAAGAGATTGGAGTATTGATTTAGAGGGAATGTATGCATGGACTGATTCAGCAGGTGCATCAGTTAATAATGCAGATGATTTATTTGCATCATATATTGCTACTAGAACAAGTTTCACAATTGTATGGGGAACAACAGACACTGATGCAGGAGATACGAAATATAGTGGAACAGCGTATTTAGGGTCTGTTTCAATGAGTGGAGCAACTGAGGATTCAGCTACATATTCAGCATCATTTAGTGGAAGTGGAGCAATAACTCAGACAGTATCGTAATAATAATTTTTGGGGAGCAGGGGGATGATTTGTTTAGGTTTGTTTCATCCCTCTTGCAACCCTATTAAAAAACAAACAAAAACATGAAATACACATTTGTAGAAATAGCAGGTAAAAAACATCCAATTAAATTTGGGTTCAATGCTTTAAGAAAATATGGAATTAAAACAAACACATCATTATCTGATTTAGATAAAATGGGAAATGATATGAGTTTAAACAATGCCTTAACTTTAATCCTTTGTGGAATTGAGGATGGATTCAGAGCAGCAAAACAAAAATGCGAATTGGATATTGATGGTTTATCAGATTTAATTGATGAGGATCATGATGCAATTGCAAGATGCATGGAAATTTTGGCCGAGCAAATGGGCGGTAAAAAAGGAAAAGCAAAAAAGGGGGGAAAGTAAAAAGCCAACAAAGTGGGCAACCATTAAGTTGGCAAGAGTTGGAACAAATTGCATTTGGGCAATTAGGGATGAGTGTTGATGAGTTATATGATATGATCCCAAAACATTTTTGGAACAAATTGGATGGTTTTTATAAGTTAGAAAACAGGAGAAACAAAGATGATTGGGAACGGATAAGATGGCAAACAACATTATTGTTAAACATTCAATTGCCGAAAAACAAGACAGTTAAACCAACAGATTTAATTGAGTTTGGTTGGGATGAAAAGAAAGGAGCAGGAATTGATTTTGAGCAATTAAAAGCGAGGGCAGAATTTATTAAAAAAATGGAAGAGCATGGCAAATAAAGCAGTTGGTTTTTTAACATTTAATTTCGGTGCAAATATGGGTGGATTTAATAAATCCATGAAAAAAGCACGATTAAGTGTAAGGAAGTTTGGTTCATCCATGAAGTCAATGGGTAAGTCAATGACAACCAACATGACAATGCCATTGTTAGCAGTTGGAGCAGCAGGAGTTAAATTAGCGGTTGATTTTGGTTCATCAATGACTAAAATTAGAACATTGGTGGGTGCAAGTGCATCAGATTTAAAAGCATATGAAAAGCAAGTTTTAGCAATTTCACAATCAACAGGAGTTGCAGCCGATCAATTAGCAGAGGGTTTATTTTTCATCACATCAGCAGGATTGAGCGGAAAAGAGGCAATTGATGCATTGGAAGTTTCGGCAAAAGGTGCAGCAATGGGAATGGGTGAAATGGCAGACATTGGGAATGCCTTAACATCCATTATGACAGCATACGCAAGTGAGGGGATGACAGCCGCAAAAGGTGGTGATTTGCTGCATGAAACATTAAAACAGGGTAAATTTGAGGCAAGTGAATTCATGCAGAAGTTGGGGAAAGTTATCCCAACAGCAGCAGCAGCAGGAGTTTCATTTGAGGAGTTAGGTGCAGCATCAGCAACAATGAGTAAATTATCAGGGGATGCATCAGGAACATTGACATCCATGAATTCCTTAATGATGAAACTTTTAAACCCATCAAAGCAACAAAAGGATATTTTAGAGGAAATTGGAATTTCAGCATCAGATTTAGGATCAATGATGGATGAATCTTTAATGGGAACATTGCAGTTTTTATTTAAAAATTTAGAGGGGAATAATGAAATGTTGATGAAAGTGTTTGGTTCATCAAAAGCGGTTACAGGAGCATTATCAACAATGGGGTTACAATCTGAAACTTATGCAGAAGTTTTGGATGGGATGAATAATTCACAGGGTAATGTTGCAGAGGGGATGAAAATTTTGGCAGGTGATGCAGGGTTTAAAATGCAAAATGCATTAAATAGTGTAAAACTTGTTTTGATGGACATTGGAAATCAAGTCATGCCAATGGTTTTAAAAATGGTTCAAAAAATCCAAAAAGGGATGGCATGGTGGAAATCATTAGATAAATCCTCAAAAAGAACCGCAATTTCAATTGGAATATTTTTAGCAGCATTAGGCCCAGCAATAGCATTAATTGGAAGTTTAACAACCGCATTCGCATTTTTAACAAGCCCGATTGGATTGGTTGTTGCGGCAATTGTGGGAATAGTTGTTGCGTTTGCTTATGTTAGAGAAAATTGGGAGGCATTTAAGGAAAGATTAGGAGATTGGGGTTGGTGGAAAAATGCATTAATTACAGCATTGCAATGGATTATTGAATATAGCCCAATTTCTTTATTGATTAAAGGATTTAATGAATTAGCAGCATTTTTAGGAAAGGATCCAATTATTAATCCATTTGAAACAATGGCAGATGGGTTGGAAGATTTAAAGGAAGAAACAAAGGAATATGAAAATGAGTTTGGCAGTTTCTCAGATGCAATGAAAAACCAAGCATCAGAATTAGGGGATGTGTTTGGAGCAATGGGTAAATCTTTAGGCGTGGGAGGAGTAACAGGAGGAACGGGGGAGGAAGGAAATTCAGAGGATGCACCAGAAGAAAATGCGGATGGACTTATTAAAATAATCCCCATTAAAATGCAATTGATGCCAATTGATCCAAAACCAATGGAGGATGGATTGACAATAATTGAGGACTATAATGAGGGAACAACAGAAAAATTAGAAGGCATATGGGATGAATTTTTTGAAGATTGGAAAGAGGGCATTGAAAAGTCAGTTGCCATTGCACAGCGGCTTATGGGCAGTTTGAGTGGCGTTGTTTCAGCAATTAATGAAAAAGAAATGACAGAATTCCAAAACATGAGAAATTTAAAAGATGAGGCAATGCAGGAGGATTATGATAAGGAATTGACTGCAATTGAGAATTCAACCATGAATGAAGAGGCAAAAAAAGAGGCAATTGCACAATTGGATGAAAAGTATAATAAAAAGAAAGAGCAGAGCAATAAAATATTAGATGCAAAAGAGGCCGCAATAAAACGAAAACAAGCGAAAAGAGATAAAAAACTTAATATAATGAACGCCATAATTAGCACGGCAGCAGCAATAGCAGCAGCGTTACCAATTATCCCTCTAGCAATTGCAGTCGGTATTATGGGGGCGGCTCAAGTTGGATTGATAGCATCAACACCGATTCCAGCATTTGCTGATGGTGGAATTATTAGCGGCCCAACAGTTGGATTGATGGGAGAATATGCAGGAGCAAAAAACAATCCAGAGGTTGTTGCACCATTAAACAAATTAAAAGATATGATGGGAGATGGAACGCGAAACATCACAGTTGAGGGCCGCATTAGTGGAAATGATATTTTACTTATTAGCCAAAAGGCACAATTTGAAAGAAACAGATTTATATAATGGCATTCGGAAAAAGATGGGATGGGGAATTTGAATCATATAATGGATCATCATATACAATTGAAATTTGGCAAGATGGATGGACAGGCGGCACATTAGATTTTAAATTAGGAAAGGGAGGAGTTAAATTAAAATATGATTCTGATGGGGATGAGAAGTTTGCACCAATTAAAACCTCAAGATGCAGCTTTAATTTTTTAATTGAAAACGCATTAAATAAAACTTTTATTGAACAATTAAGGGATGGGTTGGAGGAAAGGGATGTTTATGTCCATATTTATGATGATATAACATCAACACCATTTTGGAGTGGATTTATTTTAATGGATTTAAGTTCAGAAGAGGATGAGATTTATCCATATGAAGTAACATTAACAGCGGTTGATGGAATAAGTTTATTAAAAGATATTGATTTTGTCCCTGATACAACAGAAATATCACCATATTTGATTGCAGATACATATATGGGGACAGCATCAAACCAAGAAACATTTATTTATTGGATAAAAGAAATTTTATCAAAAGGAGGGATGTCAACAACAAGTGAGGGAGCATCATCAAATTACAACTTTGCAACATCTGTTAATTGGTACAATGCACAACATCCAGGGACAGGGATTTCAGATGATCCGTTAGCATTAACACAAATATCACCTCAAAGATTTTATAAAAAAGAAGATGAAGATTCATCAGTTGTGAAATATGAGGCAATCAATTGTTACAAATTACTGAAAAACATTTGTGAGGCATGGGGGATGCGTGTTGTTTATTGGCATCACACTTTTTATTTTACGCAAATTTCAGAATATGACAAATCAGAAACAGGAACAGTTGCAGATAAAATAAACATTAATACTAGATATTACAATTTAAGCGGAACAAATATTGCAAATTATGATGCATTTGGGAATTCCTATTATGAATCTTATGATCAACCATTTGAAAATTCAACATCACCAGGGGAAGGAATCCAAAAATTAACGGGAACAAAATATCAGTTTTATCCAACATTTAAAACAGTAAAAACAAATTTTTTATCAATTTCAGATATTAATTATTTTCAGGGGTTCCCATTATTAGCAACAGATTACACGCCTTATCAAACAAAAGTTGTTGAATCAAATCCTGTTGGAGTGTTTACGGATGCAATAGATACAAGTAATTTTTTTCAATCACAAATTACTTTAGCATTTAATAATCAGAGTGGGGCAACTGTTGATATGGAGATGAATTGGAGTTATAGGGCTAGGGAGGCAGGAACATCAACATGGACAAAAATGCTTGATTTTGATTACAGCACATCAACAATGAGTTGGGTTTCATATAATGAGCCAGATCCATTATCAGGGAATTATTTAACCATGTTTCAATTTGTTACAGTTCCAACAGGAATCACAAATATTGATATTACACAATTTTCAGGATATGTTCCATTTGCCGCTGCATTCACAGGAGATTGGGAAATTGAGTTTTACACAATAGCAAACACAACAGCAAGTGGAGCAACATTAGTGGGACATGGTGCTATTGGGACATCATTCCCCTCAGTTGTTGATGTTGATTATTCCAACATTTCAGTAGTTGTTGATCCTGGAGCATCTTTTTTCAGTCCTGTTGTTGGAGGGGTTATTGGGACAACATCAAATTTAATTTCAGTTACAACCCAAGAAAATTCATATACTTATAAAATTGATGATTTAAAATGGGGAGATGTTAATGGTGGGGTTGGGCCTGCTGCATTAAGAGTTTACAATGGAACAACATGGGGGCCAACATCATTTGTTGGATATTGGGGTGATGGCGTTTTAACGGGAACGGAAAGTTTTACGGAATTACTAGCACATAAAATTTTAAACAATCATCAACAAGATAGTTATAAAACAGGATTTGATTTGGCAGTTTCTGTAAATGGTAAAATAAGGGATGATGGAACGGGAACAGAAAGAAAATTTATTAATCCAATTGGGCGTGTTTTAGACACAAATGGGATCCCATATGTTTTTGTGAGGGGAGATTTTGATTTGGAAAAAGATCAAGTTAAAGGAGATTGGTTTCAATATACAACAGACAGCCCAACAACAACAACAACAACAACAGGGAGTAATGGAATTTTGTCAGGAAATGCTGGGACATGGTTAGGAGGAGGGAATACATCAGGAGGAGCAGCAGGAGGAGGAAATGGGCCATCCCCAAGATTAATGCAACCATCAACAACATTATCAGCACCAATTTCAAAAGGAAGTTCCCCAATAACAACTATTGATATTAATGCCATTGGATCTGATGTTTATAAAACGGGGGATGTTTTAGAAATATTTGATGAATTAAGAAACATAAGGCAAGAGTTCACATTATCAGCAGATCAAAGTGCAGCAGATACATCATTAAGTATTAATAGTTTAACACTAACATATGATTTTTTGGATGGCTCTTTAATTAGGGTTAATGATTTAGATTTATCACAACAATATCAAAACAAAACAAGAGGAACAGTTGGAGGTTTAGCAGTAACATCAACAGAAATAGGGCCATTGCATTCAGATGGAAATATTGATGGAGTAGATACAGAATATATTAAAATTCTCCCTAGAGATTTCATGCCAAATGATGATCAATATAATAAGGGAATTGCATTTGATGAAACAGCAACAACAGGGGTTAAGGTATATAGTGCAGATACAGAATTATGGGCGTTTGTTCAAATACCTTATGGAAAAGAGGCAACAGATTGCGAGGTTTATGGAAATAACACAAAGGTTGTTGATGTTTTTGAATTATCAATTGATGCAAGTGGAATAGGAACGGCAGTTGCAACAGGGAGTGTTGGGACAAGTTTTAGAATATCAACACCTGTTGGATCAGACACAGTAAATTATTTAGGAATTAGAGTTACAACAACAGGAACGGCTCAAAGAATTTATGGAGGGAAGATTATACTAACAGATATATAAAAAAAGATAATGAAAAACACAATAAAAGAGATTGGAGAAACAGCAATAGTTAGTGGATCGGTTTTAAGCGTAACAACATTTTCAAATTTAGAATTGGGATTAAAAATATTATTATTAATTGTAACAATTGTTTACACAGCAGACAAGTGGTATTTTCACAGAAAACAAAGAGATGGCAAAAAAAAGAAAATTAAATAGTAAGAATCCAAAATATTGGCCAAAGGACAAATTGAATGAGCCAAAAATTAAAAGGAAAGTATTAATGCCAAATTCAAAAGGGTTAATTGTGCAATGTATTTGGTACGAAAACAATTTAACATAATATTTTAAAAATTGTCAGTTCATTACTAGCAAAATAAACTTATATGTTTTTTAACACTAATATACTAGAAAAGACTAAAAGTCGCTTAAAAGCGTTTAAAACAAGAAATACAATGGCATTGAAATATTTTAAAAGAAACGAATTTGAATGTAAATGTGGGTGCAAAACCAACAAAATTGATAAGGAGTTTTTGACAGATATTGACATGGCGAGAAAGTATGCGGGAGTGCCGTTTAAAATTACAAGCGGTTACAGATGCCCAAAACATCCATTATCAAAAAGCAATCCAACAAGTTCACATATTAAAGGAATTGCAGCAGATATTAAATTTACAGATGGGCGGAATTTAGCATTAATAATTGGCGGTTTGGGAGGTGCTGGATTTGAAAGGTTTGGGATAAACTTTAATTCAAAGTTCGTTCATGTTGATTCGGACAAGAATAAAACAACTCCATGTTTTTGGGGTTACTAAAATAAATTAATATGGGAATTTGGAGTCAAATATTTACAAGTGGAGCAACTGAATTAGTAAAGGAAGTTGGAAATGTTGTTGATGAATTACACACATCAAAAGAGGAAAGGTTGGAGGCAAAACAAAAGTTAGAACAAATTGTTTTTGATTTTGAATCTAAAATGCAGGAGGAAGTTACAGAAAGATGGAAAGCAGATATGAATTCTGATAGTTGGTTAAGCAAAAATGTTAGGCCATTAACACTTATGTTTTTAGTAGTTTCAACAGTTTTAATGATTTTTATTGATGCGGGAGCAATTAATTTTGTAGTTGATGCGAATTGGAAAGATTTATTGCAGGTTGTTTTGATTACTGTAATAGGAGCATATTTTGGTGGCCGTTCATATGAGAAAATAAAAAGATAAACAAAAACAAACAAGATGAAAAACAAATACTTAATCTACAATGATGAGATTGCAGACTTATGGCATTTAGGGAATGGCTATGTTGCAATAAGTGAAATATTAATTGATAGACATGGGCTGGATGTTACGGCAAACCATTTAAGAAAGTCAATTGCTGAGATTATTAAATACAATTTAGCAGATAAGGAAATTGTAGAGTATAATGTTAGGTTAGCAAAGCAAAAACAAAAGGCCCAAGATTTAAACCGAATTTCAAACAAATCATTTAGGGAACATTCCAGGATTGAAAATGCATTAGCATCTTATAATGAGGAATTGATTAAACTATTAAAGAGAAACGAGTTTAAAATTAAGATTCCAAAAGAACCAAAAGATGAAAGGGGTGCAATGATAGTTCAAATTGCAGATACACATTTCAATGA